ACTTTTCCACAGTGCCCCACGGTGTTTTTGTGAGTGCAACATGTGGCACTAATTGTATTTTCATAGCTGTACCTTTTGCCTCTATCTGAATGGCGGTTGGAAATTAGGAGGTAGTTGCCTTGGTATAAGTTGGCCCAGTGTCCCCGTTGTACTGAAACTCGCATTCGCCAAACATGACTTCTCCAAGTTTCCCATCTGGGAGTTTGAAGTCTGTGAACTGAGCGGTACCAGCCAGATTGGCCGCAGCTACGTTTCCAGTGAAAAGCGGGTAGGTAAGCGTCATTGTCTCAGCGGCAGCGCCAACAACTGGAGCTGTTGCCGATGCAACAAATACAAACTTCAATTTGCATTTTCCGATCTTTTTTAAGTCGCTGGAAATCAACTCTTGAAAGTCGGTAGTTGCCAGCGTTGAAACGTCGAGCATATCGATCGATATTGCTCCGACTGTGATTTCTGTTACAGCCAACGACAATGACGAAGTGCCGAATGTGGCCGTCATCCCTTGTCCGGTATCGCCGATTAGTGCCATCGCATTATCCTTTCAAAAAGTAAGCCTATATTTCGAGTAGCGCCTTGGTGTACGTTGGTCCCGTATCGCCGTTGTACTGAAATTCACATTCGCCAAACATGACTTCACCGAGCTTGCCATCGGGTAACTTGAGGTCTGTAAACTGAGCAGTACCTGCAAGTGTGGATGCAGTGGAATGCCCAGTGAAAAGCGGATAGGTAATGGTCATTGTTTCCGCCGCACCACCGACAACAGGCATGGTTGCGGATGCGACGAATACAAACTTCAGCTTTACCTTTCCTATTTTTTTGAGGTCACTGGAGATTAGTTCCGAGAAATCTGTAGACGCTAATGCACTCACATCCAACATGTCGAGCGTTCTAGTGCCTATGGTTATTTCGGTTATGGCAAGCGATAACGACGACGCGCTAAACGTCGCTGTCATCCCTTGGCCTGTGTCACCGATCATCTAGCTATTCCAAATAAGAAAGTCTCAAATCAAATTCGGCGATATACCGCCACGTTTCACCGCCGTCGGTTGGTGTTTCCACAAAGCAGCTTAACCCCTCCTCGATCACCGTCCCGCGAAAGTCCACGCCACCACTCACACCCTTGAGCGTTGCTATCCCGCAGTTCTTAATTGCCCGCGCCAGTGTCGTTGCCGCCGAGTGAGTCTGTGCAAAGCTGGTTATCTGCACTCGCGACTGCACTATACCTGCCCTGTCGCTGAGTAGCCCTGTTTCGGTACTGTCGATTATTCTGTAAGTTGCAGCGGCCCCGCTTGCTAGGTTGCAATCTTGCGGTAGCACGTGTGGGTAAAGCCTTGCAGCGTCTCCCGAGCCGATCAGTGTGGTTACTGCCGCCTTGGAAAGTATGTAGCTACATAGGGCCTCTTCCATCGCTGCCATTGGTTATGATCTCATATTTTCATCGATCGAATTTTTCAAGCTCGCTTCCATCGCTGAAAGTTGTTCGCTTTTTGTTTCGTCGAACGCTTTTACGATCCAATTTCGAGTGTCGCGAAAATGTTTCACCGCAGAAGCCTTGCCCCACAACACATGAACTCGCGGCTTCTCTTGCATGAAATGAGCCATGTTGCCCTGCGGGCTCTTCGGTCCGACTATTGCCCACGCTCCGCTTTCGTACTTGATTACCTTTTGCCGCACTGTCTGCTTGAGCTTTGCGGTCCAAATGCCTTTTGACTTTTTACTTTGCTTCTTGCGCGAGTCGCCTTTTGGGTTTTTCCTGCTATCTGGCGCAAGCGTGACTGCTCGCCGCGCTACGATCTTCGCCGCTGCACCGACTGCCTTGTCGGTTGGACCGCCTGCCGCCACCACCAACTTTGGCAAGCGATCTAGCAGTGCTAATACTGACTCATGTCCAGTTAATTCAACCTTAACGCTAACCGACACTTGGCACCGCCTTGCAGTGGAGGTCAATAAAGCGATTGATTCCGTCGATGTGATCGACCCTTGCAATACCGTAATTAGTTCCGCGAAAAATGATTTGCTTATCTACTGCGTAGTTGCTGCGATGGGTGACGGTAAACACCGCGACAACACCCGCTTCCACCTGCCGCCCGCGATTTGTTTCACCACCACTAACGCTCGAATATCTCGCTGGCTGATCTGTCAATTCATCGGCCCATGTGACGACTGGCTGCCTGGCAGCGTCCACAGTTCGCGTAGGCTCTTGCAATGTGATCCTGTGCCGCAGATCAGATAGCCGCATTCCCTTTCGTTCGCCGACAATCATGGGTAAGTACTCCGCAAAAACTGTTGAACTAATCGCTTGTACGAGGCCATGTCTCCGGTCCGTGCGTTGTCGCCTCGATCCTGTCCAAAGTAAAAGCCAACTGCCAGTAGGATTGCATGCTTAGCCGCTGCCGGTACCGTCGCTGCGCTTGAGTGGCCACAAGTGAACTCTACCTTGATTGCGTCCCATCGCTCCTGCGACGAAGGCCAGACTTGATCAGGCTTTAGCTCGATCCGCCTTGCTGCCAAGTTCGCCGAGTAAACGGTAGTTGCCAGCGTCTGAAGCGTTCCGCCATCGTCGTAATACTTGATTGCGTCAACGGTAATCAGTGGCCGCTTTGGCAAGCAAATCATCTGTGGCCATTGACTGGCATGAACGAAGTATTGCCGAGAAATCAAGCAGATATCACAGTCGGTTTCAAACTGATCAACAGCAGCAGCAATCAGGTTATCCAATTGCGTGTCGTACTGTGCATCATCGTCTGCGACTTCGCATTGCCTTTTGACTTGCGCTAGCGTCACTGGGTAGGACGTTGGCGCGGTCATCAATGTTGTCTGACTGATCTGCATTGCTGATTACTTCGGCAATCCCTCGTTTAATCAAAACATTAGCCATTCCGTCAGGCATGCCACCAAAGACATGCCCAACTGGAAATAGCCTCCACATTGTCAACAATCGAATTTGCATTAGACTCGGCAAATACCGCCCGCTGCTTTGTCTGTCGAAACGGAAGACAGGACGTTTGGATTGGAAAGCCTGGCGGTTGCTGCCACAAAGCCTCCGACAGTGCCATTGCCAAATGTACAAACGACTCGAATGTACCGCTTACGTCCAACCAGATTCACCTGGAAGACGTGCGGCTGATTGTCGTCGGTAGCACTCGGCAATGCCAACGCCACGCCATCGACATTCGTGCCAGCGCTGAAGGTTGCTCCGGTGATATCCGCGTAACCACTACCGCTCGCGTCGGACTCCTCTAGCTTGAGGGCCGTAATATCAATGTCGGTAGCCCCGAGTTGAATCGGAATTTCCAGGCTGGAGTAACCAGCACAGTCAATTGCCGTTGCCGTCGCACTGGTGTTATCTAGTATTGCAGCGGGTGCGATTGCCACTACATACTTGGCTGATTGCGAATTTTTCATTTTTGTAACTCACTAGAGATAGGAGAATTGTCTTAGGAAACCCAGGCTCACAGGCAACCTGGGGAAAAAGGGTCTCTCGGAAAAACTATGATCCAGGAGTGGACATCACAATGATCGCACCAGCCACCGAAGCAGTGCCGCGACTGTGAACGCTGATGTCGATTCTTTCAGTCGTCTTGACTGCGATCTGGTCGGTGTCCCAATACCGCTGATCGGTCAGGCTCATCGTCATCTGGCGACGATCACCCAGCAAAGCCGCCATGCGAAGATCACCATAAGCCAGAACCTTTGTGGATGTCTGAGCTGTTAGCGTTCTGTTAAGCACGTTGGTCATTACCACAGGTGCACCCAGGAAAGTCATGGCACCACCAGCCGCGACGTTCTGCACAGTGTTTCCACCAGCAGCAATCATCAACCGCTCGATCGACGCACAATAACCTTCTTTGGAAATGAGCCAGGCAGGCTGGATTCCAGGATACTCCGGCAGCTTACCTTTCATGCCAATGAAATCTTCCATATCCAAAGTTGCAAATGCCGTGTTGCCTGTCAGAGCCGTATAGATCGATCCGGCAGCAACCGCATTGAGGACACCGACAATACCATGATAGGTACTTGTTCCGTCGCCATTGAATCCGGCGTTGTCTTCGGCGTATGCGAAAGCAATGGCCGCCTCTAGTGCCAGTTCATCGGCAATTGAAATCAGCGAGTCCTCATTGAGCTCATCGCTCATCTTCGTCCACGCCTTCCACTTGCGAGCCACCAATTCCACATTGGTATAGGCTGGTTCGCTTTGGGTGCCAGTATTAGACGATTCGTTGGCAGTATTGGATTCTGCTACTGGATAAGCCGTCAAACCTGCAGTCCGTACCGGAAACACCATACGATCCGAAGTCATCGACTTGACGTTGGCATACCGGCGGAAAACCCCGTACTGTTCAACGAGCCGGATGATTTCAGTACTGGTTTCAGTCGGAACAAACAGTCCGCCTTTTTCGTTGCTGTCCTCGCTCAAGGCAGCAGACATACCGTGGTCTTTCAGCCATTTGCGAGAGGCTGACTTTCCAAAGAACTTAGCAGCTACCAGGTGGCCGAAAACAAAAGCATTCCTCTCTGCTTGTTCGCCAGTGTAAGCCTTCAATCGGCTAACAGGCTTTGCGCTTGCAGGAATGACAATCTCTTTCCGCTTGCCTTCGGGCTTCTTCGGTGGCTGTCGATTGCCGATATCGTCAGCGATTTCCTGGACGCGGGCTTCGAAACGGATTGCACGTTCCAAATCCTTGCCAAGTGCCTGGAGTTCTCCGGGTTGGTCGCCGATGCCCTGGATTGTGTCAACCGTGGTTTTTTCTTCGGCTGTGAAGTCGCGGGATTCTGTCGCGACAAGTTCGAAGAGGGCTTTTACTTGAGCCTCTTTTTGTGCGATTTCGGCACGAATGGCCTTACTGTTTTTCATTGGTCTACCTTCCTGATTGTGGCAGGCAGCCAACGAAAAAAGCGGCTGGGCCTGCGAACTAAAAACGAATAACCGTTTGCAGTTTGCTAGCCACGCCGCTAATGAGTTGCGAGGGTTTGCGATTAACTTCAGCTATCAATATACGCGACTTCCGCCGCGAGTCAAGTTTACCTTAGCGCCGACACATGGCGGTACACTGGGAATCGTGGTTTTACTCTGGAGTCGGCACCCAAATACAGCGACTTCGGCGCGTTCTTGAACCAGGCCGCTACCTGTGGTTTCTCGGTTGCTACGCCGTCTGTCTTAGTTGCCAAGCCGAACTCAACCGCTTCGTCCGCAGTGAACCAAGTCTCCGCTGACATCAATTTTGTTATCTCTTCTTCGTCTTTGCCGGTGGCCTCCGAGTAAATGCCACTCATGGTCTTGTCGCCTGCTTGCAGCATGGCCAGCGCCTTGCCGATATCGTCCTGATTGCCCCAGGCAAATGTCATGGCCCTGTGGATCATCCACATTGATCCCTTGGCGCTAGTTCTATTTTTGCCAGCCAGTGCGATTACCGAGGCAATCGAAGCGCAAAGAGAATCGATTATGATATCCACGCCGCCAGCGTACCGCCGCAGTGCATTGTAGATTGCTATGCCCGTGAACACGTCACCGCCCGGACTGTTGATACGAACGATAGCGCGTTTCCCATCCAGCATGTCAAGTGCCTGGATAACTGCTTCCGCTGTGATCCCGTCGCCGAAGTAGTCCTCGCCGATTGGAGAGTACAAAAACAATTCGCCGCTTTGCTTGTCCACTAGCATGGTAACAATCCCTTCATCAGTTCCTTGGATTTCGCTGGCCACCCGGCAACCGCTGCCGTGACAAGCCTCGATAGTTCATTCTTGTCGCTGGCTTCTCCAGCACATTCAAGTAGTTCCGCCTTTGCCGCCTCGCAGTGGGAAGCCGCCGCTTCGTCGCCGATGTCTTTGGCCCATGTTCTTTGCCACTTCGCGTATAGTTTTTCAATCTTCTCAACGAAGTTCTCGGCAGTGCAAGCCGCTATTGCCTGCTTGCCCTCTGTGGCCAGCAGTTGCTCGATGCGATTCTGTACAATGCCAGTCCCTTTGTCCTTTTCAGGCTGTGGTGCAGCGGCTCCCGATGGCTTACCTGACGATGTGTTCGGATTGTCGTAGCTGTCGCCACCATCGTATGGATTCATGTCTAGCCATTCGCGTGCCTCATTCGCGTTAATCACGCCAGCCGAGCGAAGCGTTGAAATAATCGTGGAGGTGGTTTGCTTGTCAGTCCGCAGCAAAGCCCCGTCATTAAATTTCATGTAATAGCCTTTTTGCCGCTCGGCTTCCGTCAGTATCTTTAACTCAAGCTCCTCCTCCCAAGTCTTTAGCCAAGTGTTCAGGCAGTTCTGCAAGTAGGCCAAGTTCTTCTGCACAAGCGAGCTGTACGAAACGCTTGAGTCGTCACCAAGGATGTGCTCCAGCATAAAATACAAAGCGGTATCTTGCCGCTGAAACTTTCGTTGCTCAATAAACTGGCTGTCACTGGCCGACATTTGCAGCACGTTGGCCTTGATTCCGCGAGTCAGTAAACCGGTTTTGCCTACGTTGTCCTCCCCGTCATGGTTTTTTCGAAACCAATCTAAAAACTCCTCCGCGTCTTTTTGCTTGGTGAGTGATCCCTCTGGAGCCTCCAGCATCAAGCCGCCAGCGTAGCCCTTCTTCTGTCGGCTTCGCTCCACGTTCTCGGCACCAACACCCAATCCCCATGACCTGGCTGCGAGTGTCAGCAGGCTACAACCCTTTATGCCATCGTAGCCCAAGCCTGGAATATGGACGACATCAGCATCCATGATTGGGATGACTTCAGCATGGCCGGTCTGCCGTGACCGCTTCATCGCTTGCTGAATGTCTTCTTCTTGCGATAGCCGTTCGTCTCTATCTGGCCTGTAGAAATAAACCTTCTGACCCTGGACCATCATTACATCCATTCGGTCAGGCATTAGCGGTAACAGTTCCGTTAGCATGCCGTCGCGTTTTTGGTAAGCGTATCCGTTGCCAACCATCAACGCATGCACCATCAGTTGCCGCTTGAACTGAAACGGTGTCTGGTAGTTGTTTGGCCTGACTCGCATCAACCGATAGGCCATGTGATCGGTAGGCTTTTCGTTCCTAGTGACTCCTTTCTTGGTGAACTCGTGATGAAGATTGAGGGGCAAGTACGCTATGTGGCCGCTGATCTTAGAAACTGCATGCCATACTGGAGGGTAACTCAGCGCCTTCTCGAGTGTCATGTAGTCGCCGCTGCCGTCTCTGCCCACAACTCGACGCAATTGTTCGATCAACCAGTTTAGTCCTGCCATAGCTCCACCTAGTTAATGAATGCCATCCCTGTGTACCGCCGTGGTGCCCGACATGCGACACGAAACGCCATGACTACAGCCACTATTGGATCGATCTTTTCCCCGCTGGTTTTTTTGTCGAACATCCAGTGGTCTTTTCTGTCTTTGTACAGAATCGCATTCGATACACACCATCGCAAAAGAGGATTGCCGTCATGAATCACCCGCTTTTCTCTCAGCGCTGCAAGGAAATCTCTAATCGGTTCGTTGAACATCGAGTGAGTTTGAGCCATTCGAAAGGCTTTTATTCCCTCTCTCGTAAGGTCCTCACTGATCACTTGCCCGTTATAAGGGTCATACCCAACCTCTTCACAGCCGAAATCACTACATTTTTCAATGAGATTCTGCCTCAAATCGCCTATCGGAAAGCGACTTTTTTTGATTAAATCGCGGTAAATCCACTCAGAAAACGGCTGTTTTGTTACATCTCTCTGTGTATCTTCGCCGATATACGCCTGCACTTTTATTTCATAGCGATAAATCGGGTTATCGTCATCGTCATCCAGTACGAAGCGTGCAACTTGTGCCTCTGCTGCCAGGTCATCACGCGATCCTAAGTCAACGCCGGAACCAATCGCGTCGGCCAGCCGCCAGTCGGATAACTCGCCTTTACACTCATCCCACTCTTGCAGATCGAAAGCTGATTCAGTGGACGATACCAGTCGGTTGCAGTGGTAGCGAGTGAAGCGATTGAGTGCGAGTCTGCTTTGGCTGGCCGGTAACGCTCCTTGTCGCAGGTAATCGAGATTTACTGACACTCCTAAGTTTGGATTCGCTTTAATCCAGTTGGCTTCATCTAGCGGGTCGTCGTCTGGTGATATTTCAAATATGTAGGCCAACACAGATTCATCAACTATATGGCCTTCCAAAATCCCTTTGGCGTATGTGTATTCCTCTAGCCACAGAAGCGACCGTTCGTCGCCAGCCGTGGTAGTTGTGCCGATAATCGGCTGCCGTCTTGAGCCGCTTCCGGTCTGCATCGTGTCATAAAACTTTCTGTGGTACTCCTGCCACGCATGAACCTCATCCATCAGTATCGTATGTGGATTCAGCCCGTCGTATGGACGATCCGAACCAACACAGCGGATTGTTCCCTGGTTGTGGCTAAAAGTTATTTGCTTGTTAATTGGAGAGCTTATTTTTTCAATGGCGGCAGAACGTAATCGCATTCGCTCGATCTCTACATAGATTACTTTCTGTGCCTGCTCTTTTTTTGTGGCACACAAGATAACCTCTGCCACATCTTCTGGCCTACCAGTGACTGGATTGATGTCCACACTAGCCAACATGATAGCTAGCCCAGCAGCCAGCGTGCTCTTTCCGTTTTTACGTGCTACTGAGTGTAGGAATTTCCGATATCTTCTGCTGCTGTCATGGTCTCTTTTCCATCCAAATAGCTCATAGACAAAGAACATTTGCCACGGCTGTAAATCGAACGGAAGCCCTGCAAAGTCGCCAATGGAATGCCGCAGCAGCATTGGGAAGAATTCACAAGCGTTACGGCCAGCCTTCGCATCGAAGTAGTAGGGAAAGCCTTCAGTGCTTTGGCGTGCCATGTCTGTAACATGCCTCTGGACGGCGAGGCGCACCAGGTCCGACGTGACAATACTGCCGCTCAGTACGTCATCAATGTATTGCTGGATATATCCCTCGGTACTACTTGCAATCATCAGTTAGCCACCCGAGCCAAGAACTCCTTGAACGGATCATCCTCTTTATTCGTAAGTGAAACTAGCTTTTGCCTGCTGGCAGGTGTCAGACCTAACTCAGGCAGCAGTCGGTTCATTTCGTCGCGGTATTTGTGAAGCTCCAGGCAGTACGGATTGCGAGTGATCACTAGTTCCCCATTCTTGTCGTAGCTCTCGATAGCAAGTCCCGTCTCCTTGATCTTCTTGCGTGCTGCCATCCATCCAGCATAAGCAGTACAGTAAGCGATCATTATTTCGCGGAGGTCTGACGAGACTATCCCAAATCCAGCAAAGTCACTGAGTAGTTCTTTCCATTTTCGTTTTTCTTCGGCTCCAAAATATTTTGGCATTGCCGGATCGGCACCGTTGGCCAGTGGAGAAGTTTTATTTTCTCGCTCTGGGTGTATTCGGTACGTTCCCTTAGCTTGATGCACCTCTCTGGCTATAGGT